AATATGATGTACGGCTTGCTTTATTAATTTAGATTGATGTGCGTTTTGTTTTATTAAGGTACTGCATAATTTAGCGACCTGTTCACGGTCAGGGCAGTTCAATGCGATTCTGCTCTGGCCTTCGAGTGCGAGCTGCTCCTCTAGACTGAGCTGCACCACCATCCACTCCATCATCACTACATTTAGCAGTTAACCGCATTCTAACAATGGAAACACCAACTATCAAACGCGTTAAGTCTAAAGACGGCAATTATGTATGGCAGGTAACATATGCTGGCATGTGTAAAGAGCACGTTCAATCTTGGCAGGCTATGGTATTTTATCATCAAGCGTTGGAATGTTATCACAACGACGCAGGTAACTTAAAAGCTTTATTGCACGGCCCAGATCCCAGCAATCATGATTAGTCCACCAGCTCCATAATTCCGAACTCCCCTTGCTGCGATTATGCACTGAGCAGCATGGAACTAAATTGCTACGGCTTGTATGCCCACCAGCTTTTTTAGGTACAATATGGTCTAATGTAATATTGGTAAACTGTTCACCGCAGATGTAACACCTGCTGTCCCATTCTTCAATAATAGATTTGCGGAATTTGTGTTTAGTTACCTTACGACTAACTAACTCGGTCTCGTTGATGTGATGATTCATGAGGCTCCGGCATTTCGTAGGGAAGCACCTCATAATCAAGGAGGTGAGCGTTTGACTGTGCGATCTCTTCGAGTCTGGCTGCGATGCCGATTGCTACATCATCTGATGAGTATTCACTATCTACGACCATCATGGCGCTGATCTCGACTAGGTAACGGTTCATGGCTTCACCAACAGCGCCCAGCCTGTAGATGCGCCATCCACTTCCCACCTGCGATTAAAGCGGGGTTTGCTGTATTTCACACCTGCGCCTTTGGTGTGGTTCACGTAGCCGCCGTTGATGAGATCTGCCTCGCCGTTGGGATCGTTTAGTATCCAATAATCTGGATCGAAACCTATTATCACAGACCAGTGACCGCCGCCAGTTGGTGCGTTATATGGCCCTTGGTGTAGCCATCCCACGGCAACAGGTCTGCCAGCACGTATCTCCGCCTCTAATAGGCCAGGTGCGCAGTTGGTCACGAACCTTGAATTTGTGAGTCCTAGTGCCCGTAATGCAAGCACCTGGGCCTGTGCGTCGGTGGTATCGCCAAACTTGGAACGGATCGCATTGTATTGATCATCATTTTTTACCTTGCCGTGGTAGCGGGCAATCATGGCGCAACTACTGCTAAAGCACTCGCGGTAACCGGTGCCAGATTTATTGTCGAGCTGGTACTCATAGGGCACTTTCAATAGCACCGATGTTGCCTTTTGGCTGATGCCCCAGAGTTTTGCCTCGGCTTCACGTCTACGGCGGAGGCCAGGTTCTGCTGGTGTACCAGCATTTACGTATAGCATCAATGCCGCTGGCACTGCATCATAATCTGACTCGCGCAAGCATTTGCTTATAGTTACGAAATCTGCGCTACCGCAAAAATGCCAACCTACGTTATAGGCAAATGAGATCAACGCATTTTGACGGTTTGCCGTTAATGTTTTCCAGCCTGGTATTGTTTTTGCTAACGCCGGTACAACTTGAGTTTCCAGCATGTTATCCAGCAATCCATCAGCAGCATCGCGTGTGATGGTATCGCCGATTTTTACTGCTGCGCCATCAGGCCATCTAGTGGTGCCCCAGCCGATGGTTGGCACACCGGCAGGACAAATGTATGCTACATCACTAAAACCTTCAAATTCGCGAATTAGTTTTGCTGCTGGTTCCCATGCCAATGTGGTTTTGGGCGCTGGGTCAGCCCTGAATTTGCTTAGAAATTCCTGCTGCTCCTCAATAGTCAACAGATCCCAGGCATAGTTCCATGCAGCCTGCTGGTGCGGTAATGGTGCAGGCTTGGCGGTGGCTTTTGCGGCGGCGAGAAAATTCATGAGCGCTCATACGGTGCATGGATTGAAATTTCACCACCTAACAACCGGCTAGCGCCAGTTTGCAAATCATCGTTGATAGGGTGTTCTATCACGATTGGTGGCGGCGCTGGGGGCTGGGCCTTATGCCATTCAGCTTCGGCAGCATCTAGCTTGGCTGGCAACGTTTTCTCAAACCACCATTGACGGATGGCAAATTCAAGCTCACGCTCCCAGGCTGCTTTGCCGAAGCGGATCAGCCCTTTTTTATTTTTAACAGGTTAAGGATTTGGAACACCAATTGAACAATGCTATTGCTTTTAAGCGAGGACATGCCGATCAGCTCAGATGCTGCGGCAACAACAATCCAAAAAGCTGGGTGAGATAGGAAGTCCACGAAACTGTGGCAAACGTCACACTCAGTCTAGCCGTTACTTCACCTCTAGCTTGCTAACCCTGTTCTCAACTTGGTTAAGTCGCTGGAACATCTCGCGATTGGTTTCTTTTATATCCGTGTGTAGTGTCTCAAGGCTCGTGGCAATATGCTCCACTGCACTGGTCAGGCGTATTACAGCAGCGGCTGCCTCTTCATTACGACGAGAAAACCCGAACAGCCCCATTGCCGCCACGCTGATGCTGGCACCAGCGATAGCAGCAAAAACTTCGATCACGGCTCAGTCTGATGTTGCCCCTAGTCTAGCGCTAGCTTAATTTCATCAGGAGTTTTAGCCGCGTCAATAGCGTCTTGGATATTGCTGTATTTATTGCGGATCAATTGCCTAGCAGCTTCTGCTGCGATGGCGTCGTTGCCTGGGATTTGCTTAGAGATTACATCGTCATGAGGTTTGAACTCCGCCTCACGCGCTGTGCGGCGCATAGCATGGCCGATGGTTTTGCATTTATCTAGATCGCAATCAATGTGGCCGTCACCAATCACCCACGCCTCACGGAAGGTGCGATCAGATGGAATATCATCAGCATCAACAATTTCGTATTCAACGCCATCAGGTAAATCTTTTAAGATTACATCTTCAATAGAAGATTCACCTGTTGGGATAACGACAGCAATGGTGCCGTTGTCTTGAGTGTAAACAATGCGTGTGTTCATCGGAAGATACTAACAAAGAAATATAGCATATCAAAGGCGGAGCCGCCGTCAGTGTTGCTGCTAATTCTAACAGATGTTGTTAATGGTAATGTTCTGTGAAATCTAGTTAACACATTACCAGCGGCTCCCCCTGCGTTATCTTCAATCCCGCCTACAAATGCAGCATAATTTGCATCTACCATGGCAGTCGTAAAATTTACTGTGTAATCGCCTGTTCCATTGTCCGTGATGCTGCTTACATTCCCGCTGCCGCGAATAGCGACAGTGCCCGTACCATTGAAATTTACCCACGCGCGGCAACCGTAGGCAGGTGCAGCAGACCCATACCCACTATCAAATTTTAATACGCCGGTAGTTGTTAGTTCTAGGTAATCAAGCTCGTTGCCAGCAACCAGTTTACTTAATTTAAAACTATGATCAGCGCTGGTCTTTTGACCAAATATCCACTCCGCCACTGAGCCTTGGTTATATAAATGATACCTAGCTTGACCTGCCACAACTGGCGCTACATAAACATTACCAACGGATGCACTTGCGGTTGAAAGTGTTACGTGTAAAGGCGACGCCGGGGCGCTAGTGCCAATGCCAATGCGGTCAGTAGATGCGTCAACAAAAAACAAATTAGCATTATTATCTCCTTTAATCCTAAAGTCATAATCTACGGTTGTATCATTAAACACTACTTCCGTAGGACCAAATTCAGCCCGTTCAACACCATTGGTTGCAATGTTTAATTTATTGCTATCGCTTCTGAATAATCCAGTATCAAGGTCACCGCTGAAGGTAATGCCTGGTGATGCAACACTACCCGCTGTGGCCGCAAACGCACCAGTCATGGTGGCGCCTGCTAATGATGCAAGGCCAAGGTTTACGCTGCCTAACGCACCGACCGTGATGAATGAACTGTTGCTGCTATCTCGGATCTTCAGCAGCCCGGTCGTAGTGTCAGCCCATAGCGAATATGCAACAGTAGTGGTAGGTGCAGTACCGCCGCTATTAAGACTAAGGATCGCTGACAGCGTGCTGTTTAACTCAACTCGGAAAGCTGAACCCGACTGGTTTGCAATGTCGTAATCAGCCTGTGCCATTAAATTACGCCTCCATAACCCACAGCAGTATAGGTGAACGTTCGAGATATAGCCGCACCGCCATGCCTAAACTCAATGGTGAATCCAGTACGTGTTCTATTTGTGATAGTGAAATCTTCATTGTGCGCCATGTCGTAGGGTGTAATCCCAATAGTAGGCGTAGCGTAAAAAGCTTGCGTAAACGTTACGTTATAAGCTGCTGTTGATGTTGTGATTGCTGCTGAATTTTCACTGCGTTGCTGCAATTCAATCACTACTTCAAGGTCTGATATTTGTATGTTTTGTGATACGTCATAACTTTCGGCAATAATCTTAAACTCAAATCCGCGGCCACGTATTATGCCATTACTAAATTCACGCCAGGTGCCCCACGTTGGCGAGCTGGCTGGGTTGGTATTTGTGGCACGCACATACATGGCGATATTAACTTTATCGGCAACCGCGCCATCAACATCTTCCCAGCTATCAATGTCATCTGTGCGGCTATCCCACAGTGATACTGCGCTATAGCCAGCAGCAGTGATACGGCGTTCAATGTTTATATCATATATTGCGCCAAGGTCTAACGGGCTGTTGTCATCTAACCCTAATTTGTATTCGCCAACTGCTGTAACGTTTGTTAATATTAAAGCATCAAATCCGCTGTTATATGTCATATTTGTTTTGGTGCCAGGGAAATTGAAATCGCCTTCGCCGCCAACATCAAATATCCGTGATCTTGGTAAAGGCTTGGTTGCATCAGCCGTGATAGCTGTTGCCGTTTGGCTGCGCCTGCCGCCGTCATCCTCAAACTTTAATAGGTACGTGCCAGATAGCAGCGGCACTTGCTTCTGGGTTTGGTTGCCAGCAGCAGATGAAATAATCTCTTGCGATGTATCCCATGCCGCGCCAGATGTTTTAATATCATGATGGATTAATACTTTACCGCCAATCAATACATCAAGTTCTGTACTGCGTTGCCATTGCAGGATTGCGGTTGATTCATTTACTGGTATAAGCGAAACATCTTGCACATCGGCTGGCTTCTCAGTTTTGCCAACAGTATTAACCGTAATATTTGCAAAATCTGTTGATGGTATGCGTAATGGACTTAAGCTGTAAACACGAATAAAGTAAGTACCAATATCAGCATCTAGGATTTCGTATTGTGCGCTAGCAATATCTTCTATATGCCAATTGCCATCTGCCCGTTTCCAATGTACTTGATATTCACTTACGCCACGTACAGGTTGCCACTTCACAAGGATTTTAGTTGATGCTCTATTGTTTGTGGCATAGAATATTTCTTCACTGCTTAAGCCAATTGGCGCGTCAGGGCTGTCTTCAGTGATTGATATGTTTGGATTTTGTAATGGCCGGTTTTGTTCTACATAATCATATTTGCTAGGGTTATGAGCTAAGGCTGCAATTTGGTATTCAGTGCCATTGTTTTCTGTTACTGAAAGCACACGCCATGTTGTTGCTTCAACATCAGTATTGCGCAGCATCCAAATGCTGGCAACATTTGGCGCGACAGTAAATGCAGTTGATACTGTAATAACTGCACCAGTAATACTTGCAATATCGCGTTCTTCGGTAGTGCCATCAGGCATAATCACAGATAACGTGGCATTAAATGATTCTGTTACATCTGTCTGGTCGGTGTTATCTATTGTGATCTGGGTTGTGGTTGCAGCATTAATGCGGCCAGCTCGACGGATGCCTGATTTTAATGGATCTGCAATTTTTATTACCTGCCCTGGCCTTACGACAACGCCAGATTCAATGCTCGCGGTAAATGTAACAACCTCAGTTTCATATGCTTCTGAATACAAAACCCAATGGCCCAGCCTCGCCGCTTGCCCGCGACTGGTGCAGGCAAAGGCACGTAATTCTGTCTTGCTAACTCCATATTTGCTAATACCAGCCGCATCTTCTACTATCTCATACGCTATATCTTGCGTTTGTGTATCTAGGTAAGTAACAACTGCAACTGTATGTCTAGTTTTAAGACTGCTACCGCTATAACTAAATCCAGCTTCTGTTACATTAGCCATTGTAAATAAATAAGACGCATCTCGTGGTGCATCTTGCGATATAGTCAACGCGCCAGTTGCCCAGTAGGGCATAACACGCATTACGCTGGATAGATCATTGATTAATTTATAAGCATCATCTTGGTTTTGGATTAATACATTACAACTAAAACGTGGTTCGGTGCCGCCTAAGCCATTTGATACTAAAGCTGATGCATAAGCTGATGCAGCATAAAAAGCTGGTTTATCAAGTTGCGAGTCAGTTATATGCTGTCCAAAGCCATATCTAGTATTAGTAAGCAGGTCGAATAAAATCCATGCTGGATCTGATGTCCATACCCGTGCATTCTCGGCTGTCAGTGTACCATTAAATGTATAGCCGCCAGGATAAATAATACGGCCATTGGTTTGATCTATTGTGACACCTGTTGGCACACGCACCTTGACGCCACGAATGCGATAGGCGCGACTTGGTAATGAGCTAAATTGTTGCGCATCAAATTTAATTGCAACAATTGCGCTATTAGGATATGTAAGCTTTTGATATGTAATCTCTTGGTAATATGTCCACTGGAATGCATTTACTAAGGTAGCTGGGTCAGCACTGTCTGCTGTTAGTCTTGTAATTTTTACAGCTACCGAACCAGTCCAACCGGTAGTAAAATCAACCCTATAATCACGCTGATAAGAATCAGCAGTACGGCCACTAACCGTCTCAGTCGCTACAGTAGTATATGCGCCACCATTATACGAAAGCGCAATTGTAAATGAAAAACTAGCGCCTAATATATCACCCTGCGTGTTAAATTCTTGCAATGCTGGTACTGTAATGGTAATAACAACACCGTTAACATTTACATCAGTTATTGTTCTTATAACTGGTGTTGCCTGCTCTACTGTTGAGTTAACGGTAACCGGTTCGCTAATATCGCCATAACCCTGAATATATGTTTGCGCTTGCGTGCCATAGCGCGGTTCAATGGTTACATTCTGGAAATTATAATCAACTGGTTGCACATTATTCAAATCAGCACTGGCCCTTAAAATAGGTGTTTTATTAAGATAAATATCCTTTAAAGCCGCAATATTATATGCAGTAGTGCCCTTGGTTAACCCAGCCGCTGATGGGAAACCTTCAATTTCGCCTTCACTAAGCAAGTCTAAAAATGTTGCATATTGTGTGCTAGCTAAACTATCGGCTGTGCGTGTCGGTATGCGTGGTCTATTGGCTTCAGCCTGTGCTTGCGCTTGATCTTGTTGTTTTAGTAATGATACATAAGTTGCTTGGGCTGAACCCTTTAGGTTCATCGCCAGCGTTATCTCAGCGGCTGAAGGCATTACACCACCTCCAATGTCGAAAGATTAGCTGATATAACAACCGAGCCAACAACCGTCTCGCCATAAATAATAGGTACTGGTGTACCTTGCGTTGATGTATTTTGGATGCCAGTAAAACTGTAAGACTTCTGTGGATCTAGCTCGGATTCACGCATTGTCGATGGCGCATAAGACGCTGCGGCACCGGTACTCATTGATGGAGGAGCAATCCGAGGTACTGGTGTCAGCAATTGCGATACACCGCCTAGGGCCAGCGAGGCGCCGAGACCGATTAGAACGCTTTTTACCGCGACTGGGGCCGCAAGCCCTAGCAGTCCAATCGCAGCGCCGCCGGTCAAGAACGCCGCTCCTATTAGCAAAACACCTGCAACAATTTTGCCAATGCCGCCACCAGTAAATTGCTTCCATGTAATCGCCCCAGCAACAACAGGAATAATACGAATAATATTTTTACCTATTGGATGAGTTAGTTCTTCTTCGCCAATGTTATAAGACCCGACCATCACCCGATAGTCATGCTGTGCCATATGCGACTCTAAGCCAGCAAAATTTACCAGCAGGTAACGCATCGCTTCTGCCGCATCACGCGCTTCAGCCATAAATGACCGCACACCCATGAACATTGCAAGCTCACCATAAACACGGATTTCACGCAGCATCGCATTTACCCCAAGTGCCATCAGTAGGATTAACGATATACCACGGCAATTGGCTGCGGTTGCAAGCTGCAATATCCATGCTGCTAGGTTCCGGTGATTGCCCAGGGTGGCTATGAACTACTGCCATGATAACACCAGTATCTTCAGCATCAGCCCAATCCATTGGATCTATAACAAAACAATCCAAGCCATCTGCAATATTACGGCAATTCCAATACACCTCAACGCCATCGCAATTAACAACTAGCCCGCATGATTCTTTTGGTGCTGCAGCTTTGGCATAGCTTAATGCTGAATACTGCCAGTTCATCGCGCAAATAATCCAACACCAGGATACGATCCAA